CGCATCGAGATTTGATCAACATGTTTCTAAGCAAGCGCTACAATTTGAACACGACATCTACCTTAGCTGTTTCCCGCGAAAAAGACATCGCCAACAGTTAAAGAAACTCCTTTCTTGGCAATTGAACAACAAATGTGTTGGCTATTGTCCCGATGGAAAGTTGAAGTACTCGGTAGACGGCACACGTATGTCTGGTGATATGAACACCGGGCTAGGAAATTGTGTGCTTATGTGTTCCATGATCTGGGCTTACGCCCATGAATTGAACGTGAATGTCCAACTGGCAAATAATGGCGATGATTGTGTCGTCATTATGGAAGCTGAAGACCTAGGAAAATTTATGAAACGTGTTGACTCTTATTTCCTCAAACTTGGTTTTACTATGGCTGTTGAGCAGCCGGTGTACAAACTAGAGGAGATTGAGTTTTGTCAAACGCACCCAGTCTACATCGGACCGAACCATGACGATTATATCATGGTCCGTGTCCCAAAAACCGCACTGGCAAAAGACACAGCATGTTTGAAAAATTGGACAACAGAGAAAATGCACAGAGGCTGGCTGCAGGCAGTCGGCGCTGGAGGTCTGTCTATGACTGGTGGCATTCCCATATTCCAAGACTTCTACATGAAGTACCTTGAACATGGGAAGCACTGGAAAAAGGTAGGCGAGGTGCAAAGCTGGGGGGTTCGGAAAATGGCTGAAGGCTTAACACGCCAATACGCCACCCCCAGTGACGAAACGAGAGCAAGCTTTTACTTCGCTTTTGGTATCACTCCAGATGAGCAAATTTGTATAGAAAAATTTTATCGAGAGGTTTCAATGTCGTATCACGTTGTGAACCAGGTGGAGTATCAAACTCCACTACCCTTGTAATTCACGCGTCACATGGGACGTTAAACCAGAAGCCGGAAAGCTTCGAAACTACACGTCTAGGGGGACGTTAAACTCCTATTGGGTTTCCAGTGTTAAAAGGACCAAAACGGTTTCCGTGCTAAACAAAATGCCGAGAGACTACACGGCTCCATCCGAACGGACACTGTTGATGTATAGTCCCGTTGTCATGCGGTATCCAATACAATGGCACGAAAAACAAGAAAACGAGACAACGACAGAACCTCTGCGAAATTGCGAGACCTTCAAAAGCAATTAGCAGCAGTAAAAATTAAAGCGAAGACCCCTTTTTCAAATGCTGGTGCAGTGGTTGGTGCACGAGCCGGACAGATGTTTAACATGCCAATGCTCAAAGGCGTTGGCAAATGGTTAGGCACAGGTATCGGCTCTATCTTTGGGTCTGGTGATTACCAGCTCGCTGGATCAATGCCAGAGTACAACGTATTAACCAATGGCGCTCAAATCCCTAAATTTTCTACTACTCATGCGACAAACATCGTTAGTCATCGAGAGTACCTGGGAGATGTAATGGGCACAGCTGCCTTCAACAATACTGCGTATCCCCTAAACCCAGGCATGCAAGCAACCTTCCCTTGGTTGTCCTCCATCGCAGACAATTATCAGGAGTACAAGTTCCACGGCTTGATATTCGAATTTAGACCCCTAATAACTGATTTTGTCACTGGAGGCGCCCCCGGGGTTGTTGTCATGGCAACCAACTACAATGCTGACCTCCCGGTATACACCACTAAGCAAATCATGGAGAACAGCGAATATGCAGTTAGCGTCAAACCCACCAACGCGCTAATCCATGGTGTTGAGTGTTCCCCAACCCAGACAGACCCAAGTATCAAATATGTCCGAACTGGTGCCCTTGCCACCGGGATTGACTTGAAGAACTACGACTGGGGCAGTTTCCAATTTGCCACCCAGAGCAACCCAATTCAGAACTTAGGAGAATTGTGGGTCTCTTACACGGTAGAATTTTACAAACCTGTCCTGGCCGTTGGCGGTGGCGGTTCCAGTTCAAGTATTCTCTCATTTCACAATGGGCGTACCACTACTACTGCTGCTACTAACCCACTTGGTATTGTTCAATATTCTAATTCTGGAACACTTACAGCATCGGTTTCCGGCACTGCGATCACCTTCTTAGGTGTGGCAGGGCAGTATTATCAGCTCAGCATTTGCTGGACCGGTAGCACGGCCTGTACTGGTACCGTTCCCCCTGTGAGTTACACTAACG